CCTCCTGTAACGATACAACCCATTACCCCGCGGTCACTGCCGGACAGACGATCAGCCTCCAAATAGTCGCGACGAACGGTGCGGCACCGGCGGTGTTTGTGTGGGGCTTCCCCGAGATGTCGCCCTAACGTGAAGGACCGCCCTAGCTCATGGATTTTGCCACGATTCTCTCGCCCAATCTCACCTTCGATTGGGCGGTGGCGGCGGGCGATCTCGCCGGCGACGGCTCGCTGGTGACGCCGGTGGCGCTGTCGCTGTTCCTCGACCGCGTCGCCAATGATGACGACATCATTCCCGACGGCAGCGGCGACCGCCGCGGCAGCTGGATCGATGCCTATCTGCCGCCGCTACCGAACGGCATGCCCGATCATCTCGGCTCGCGGCTCTGGCTGCTGGCGCGGGCCAAGCAGATTCAGGAGACGCTCAATCTGGCCGAGGCCTATGGCTATGAATCGTTGCAGTGGATGGAATTGGACGGCGTCGCGCAATCCGTCATCTGCACCGCGAGCTGGGCCGGCCTCTACAAGATGAAATTGTCGAACAGGATCGCGCGGATTGGGCCCAACGGCGGCGTCACCAACCACCAGTATGATTTCCTGTGGAATATGTCGCTGAACCAGGCTGCGGTCAGCGGCATCGCCATCGGCTCTACTTTTTAGTTTCGCTCCGCTCGCGGGGATTTATCCTTCATGCCTTTTCCGCGTCCGACCCTCGCGCAGCTCGCGACCAACATCAAGGCCGGGTTCCAGGCCGCGATCGCCGGCGCCGATCTGGCGCTGCGGCGCTCCAATCTGGCGATCTCCTCGATCCTGCTCGCCGGTGCCGTCAACACCGAATATGGCTATCTCGACTGGGCCGTCCAGAACTGCCTGCTGCCCGACAGCGCCATCGGTCCCTATGCCGACCGTTGGGGCAATTTCAAGAATGTGCGGCGCAAGGGCGCGTTCCCCGCGATCGTCACCGCCGCCTGGACCGGCACCATCAACGGCACCGACATTCCCGCCGGCACCGTGCTGCAGCTGCAACCCGGCATCACCTATGCCACCACCGTCGCCGCGGTGCTCGCCGCCGGCGCGGCCAGCCTGACGGCGCGGGCGATCCTGCCCTCGCCGCCCGATCCGAGCACCGACGCGAGCCAATGGAATGCCGGGGTCGGGGCCACGCTGTCGCTGGTGCAGGCGATCCCCGGTATCGCCGGGACCGGCACCGTCACCGCGCTGGTGACCGAGGGCGTGTCGGCCGAATCAGACGCCGTCTATCGCCCCCGCTATCTCCTGGCCTATCGCCAGCCGCCGCAGGGCGGCGACCAGGAGGATTACGTCGAATGGGCCGAGGCGGTGCCGATCGTGACCCGCGCGTGGGCGGTCGGCTGCGGCTTCGGTGCCGGGACCGTCGCGGTCTATTTCATGTGCGACCTGGCCGATGCCTATCAGGGCTTCCCCCAGGGCACCAACGGTGCCGCGGCTTCCGAGAGCCGCTGGCCAGCGGCGTCCGGCGACCAGCTGACGCTGGCGAACGCGCTCTATGCGAAGCGCCCGGTGACGGCACTGGTGGTGGCCTGCGCGCCGGTGGCGACGCCGCAAAATTTCACGTTCAAATATGTGCCAGTGGGTAGTCAGGCCGCGGTGCTCGCAGCGGTGGCGAGTGTGCTGATAGCCGAGGGGCAAGCCGACGGCACCACGGGGATTGATCCGGACGACATTCGAACCGCGATCCGCGCCGTGCCTGGCTGCGCGACGGCGCAAATGCAAGTGCCCAACGACGAAATCACGACCCCCGTGGGCCAGTTGCCCACGGTCGGCACCCCAACCTGGCTCTGATAGGAATGAGCTACGCGAACCTGCAACCGCCAGACTTCGAATCCGGGGTGTGGAAGCTGCGCCCGCCGGGCCTGGCCTGGGCGGCCGGAATCGGCTCGGTGCTGCGCGGCTTCTGGGCGGTGGTCGGCGACGCCATCGCGGCGGTCCATGCCCGGGCCGCGGTGCTGACCGAGCGCGAGAGCTTTCCGCCCTGGTCGATCGAGCTGCTGCCGGATTGGGAGACCGTGTTCGGCCTGCCGGATCCTTGCGCCGGCGTCGCGCCCACCATCGCGGCGCGCCAGGCGGCGGTGGGCGCGCGGCTGGGTGCCACCGGCGGCCAGTCGATCCCCTATTACGAGACCGTCGCGCAAAGCCTCGGGGGCACCGTCACGATCACCGAATACGCGCCGATGCGCTGGGGCATCAATGCCTGGGGCCAGCCGCTCTACACCCCCGGCTGGGCCTATGTCTGGACCGCGACCCTGACCGGTGCCGCGATCTTCCGGCTGACCTGGGGCGGGGGCGCGTGGGGCGAACCGTTCTGGCAGATTCAGAACGATCCCGTCGCCTGCGAATTGCAGCGGCTCAAACCGGCCCACACCATTCTGTTCTTCGCCGTCGCGCCTGGCGTCCCGACCGCTCGCTTCACCCTCGGGGTCAGCTCCCTCGGCGGCCCCGACACGCTGGGCTAACAAGGATTTTCGCATCATGCAGCTTTCCGACGCCGGCGGCCAACTCGCGACGCGGCCTGCTCCGAACCCGCTGGTCAATCCCGGCTGGCTCGACAACGCCGCGCCCGGCATCGGGGTGCCGACCAACATGGATGCGGACATGGGCAACGCCATGCTCGCCGAGTTCCTCACCATCATCACCACCGTCGCCGGCATCGCCTTCAGCAAGAGCGACATCACCCAATTGGCGCAGGGCATTCAGAGCGGCCTCCTAAACTACGCCGCCGATTCCGGCGAAGCCAACGCCTATGTCGCCGCGTTCACCGTGCCGCTGACGGCCAGGGTGCCGGGGCGACGCATGAACGTGCTGATCGCCAATTCCAATACCGGCAATTCGACCATCAATTTCGGCTACGGCGCGCTGCCGATCGCGTCGCAAAAGGGCGGCGTCAATCTGCCGCCGAACCTCCTCCTGGCCGGCAATACCGTCACCTTCATCGATAACGGCACCGAGGCCGTGATTGTGTCCGGCGGCGGCTCCAACGGCGTGATTTCGACCGGCGGCGGCGCCGGCTATGTCGTCTTCAGCGACGGCTACATCGTCCAGGCGGCGGCCTTCGGCACGCCCGGCGGCGGCGCCACCAACGGCGAAGCGGCGCTGCCGCTTACCTTCCCCAACACGATCGTCGATTGGGAGGTCCGGCTGACGTCGCAGACCGCGCCCAATGCCGCAGCGGCGATGACCGCGGCGATCCTGGGTGCCTCCTCCGGCCCGACCACCAGCACCAGCCAGATCGGCTGGTATTGCTGGAACGCCAGCGGCGACGCCACCCCCAACGCCTTCCGCATCCGCGCCGAGGGATTCTGATCCGATGATCAAGCAGCTTCTCAGCATGCTGCTGGGCGCCGCCGTGCTGGCGAGCGCCGGGTTCACCGTCTTTTCGCCCAATGCGCAGCTCGACGCCTTCCAGCTCAATCAGATGGTGCAGAGCGTCGACACCGTCGCCGATCTGCGCGCCACCACCGCGACCGAGCTGAGCCTCGGGACCTACACCGGCACCGTGGTGGTGCAGGGCTATTACGCCGCCGGCGACGGCCCGGCGCGGCATTACAGCTGGAGCCCGAGCTCGGCCGCCGCCGATAATGGCGGTTCGGTGATCCAGGCGGCCGGCCTCGCCACCGGCCGCTGGCTCCTGGCCGAACCGGTCATCGATCCGCGCTGGTTCGGCATGGTGCCGTCCGACACCTACGGCACCAACCAGAGCATCTTCAATAATGTGTTGATTCCTTACGTCGCCAGCCTGGGCGGCCCGAGCTCCTACAGCGCGACGCCGCCGGTGGTCGATTTCGCCGGGCAATGCTACGCCACCACCGGCCTTTTTTTGATTCACGGCACCAACGGCGTCACGGTGCTGCGGCCGTGCGAATATCCCCATGGCAGCGTCGCTTGGGCGACCGGCGCCGGCTCGCGCGGCAGCCAGACCTGGTACACGCCGACCGCGACCGTGGCCTCGGCGGTATGGAAGCCGCCGCTGCCGTTCTACGGCTCGCCGCCGGCGAGCCTCACCGGCGGCATCATCGGCACCGCGCTGAGCGCGTCCGGCGTCACCGGCACGATCGCCATCGGCCAGAGCCTGTTCGGCGGCGCGCCCCCTAATTCGGTGGTGCCGGGGACCATCATCGTCTCCGGCTCGGGTTCGAGCTGGCAGGTCAATATCAGCCAGACCGTTGCGAGCGCGGCGATGACTACCGGGGCGCCGCCCGGCGCGCTGCTGGTGATCGACGCCACCAATACCGGCGACATCAATCTGACCGGCCCTGTTCTCAATTGCGCGCTGCCGGTCTCGGGAGCGGCGCTGCCGGTGCCGGAGACCGGCTGCAGCCTGATCGTCAATCACAGCTATTTCACCAAGATCAGCGACATCGTCGGCGGCAATTGGGACCTCTACGGCGTCTGGACCGACGTCGCGATCAAGATCAACGGCTG